GCTAATGAAGTAATTGTTGGTTCAACAGTTACATTATACTTCTATCCAAATGCATCTGATGCAGATTTTGGTTGGACAGGTAGTGCAGTAGTTACTAGCATAGAAAACAGTGCAAGTTTAGGTGAAGTTCAGACAGTAAGTTTAAGTTTTACTGGTTCTGGAGCACTAGCTCAAAACGTAACTGTTTAAATAATTTGGAGTAATCACGGGTGGCATTTTTTAAATCAAAAGCAACTAAGCAATTGGAAAAAGAAATGGCCCGTGATTATGACAAGTATCAAAGAAACTTGTTTCTTAACTTAGTTAAGGATACCCCTATTGATACAGGTCAAGCCCAAAAGGGTTGGAAGAGTGTATCAGATATGAGTGACTTATTGGGAACAGGCAAAACAAAGGTAGTCATAAGAAATGATGTACCATACATACAAAGACTTGATGAAGGTCACAGTTCACAAGCACCCAAAGGATACGTAGAAAAAGTTATCAAAAGGGTTAAAAAATAACAAGGAAATAGATTATGGAAAACGGAAAAAGCGTATTAGACAATGCAAAGAATCACTTCAAGAGTGCATTATCACAAGAATTAGTAAGTATTGAAGTACCAGAATGGGAAACTACAATATACTTTAAAGCGGCTACTAGCTTTGCTGTAGAACAAAAGATTATTGAACTACATTCAAAAGGTAACCTAGTAGAAGCACTAGTAGAAACACTAGTAGCTAAGAGTCTTACAGCAGACGGTAAGAAAATGTTTACACAAGCAGACAGAGTTGTTCTTATGCGTCAAGTAGACCCTGAGATTATTATTAATGTTGTCCAAGCTATGAATGAAGCTAAGACAGCAGCAAGAGAAGCGTTGGGAAACTAACCAAGGATCTAGACATGCTGTTTATCATTAAGATAGCAGAAAGTTTAGGTCAAACCATAGAGTGGGTACTCAGAAACGTTACAGATATTGAGCTTGAAGCATGGGCTAAATATTATGAGTGGGTTAACAAACAACAGAAACCAAAAGGAAAATAAGCAGTTATGGCAAATCACAATATTACACTAACAGCAACAGATAAGACCAGAGGTACGCTGAAGAATGTTGACAAAGGATTAGACAGAGTTACAAAACGTAGCTTGATGTTCAAAGGTGCACTTGGCTTAGCGGCCGGTGCATTAGCGGCATTAGGTGCAGTTAAAGTATTCAAAGGCGTTATTGATAACATGGATAATTTAGCCAAACGTGCTAGAAACGTTGGTATCCAATCTGAAGAAGGCTTTGCAAAGTTTCAAGTAGCAAGTAGACTATTAGAAGAAGGCGGACTTGAAATTGCAGAAATAGATAGAATGTTCCGTAACTTAACAGGACGTATGGCTGCAGGTATTGCAGGCAACAAACAATACGCTGAGATTATGGAAAAAATTGGTAAAGAAACACTCTTTGCTAATGGTGAATTAAAAGAAGCACCAGACTTGTTTATGGCAGTTGCTAACGCAATGCAAGAAGGTAAGATAGGAATGGCTGAAGCTCAAAAGATATTGGGTGAAATGGTTGGTCCTAAAGTACTTGGTATGATGGATGCATTAACAGCCAAAGGTGTGCCAGCAGGTGAAGCTATGGCTGAAGTAGCCAGAAGTATGAATCTGATAGCATTTGATGATGCAAAAAACGCAGAAAAATTCAATGATTCAATGAATAGATTAAAAGAGTCATTTAATGACTTATTAACAGAAGCAATTACACCTTTCTTGCCAGCTATGACAAAATTTGTTGAAGACTTGGCAGCAAAAGCACCAGCATTATTGCAAGCATTCTCAGATAAACTAGCTGAAATGCAACCATTCTTTGATGCATTAGGCACAGTATTAAATGATGTGATTGTACCAGTATTTGGTGTATTCTTTGATTTCTTAAAACAAATGGTTATTGTAATGCAACCAATATATGAAGCAGCATTACCTTTATTCCAACTAGCATTAGAAGGTGTACAAACAGTATTACAATTTGTTATTGATACTATCAAATCATTTGAAGATGAAATAACAAGTGCAATTGACAGTGTAACTAACTTTGCTAAAAAGATAAAAGAAAACTTTGGTGGCATCAAAGACAGTGTATTAGGCAAAACAAAAGAAGTAACAGATGGTGTTAAAGAAGCATGGTGGAGTACATATGATTACCTAGTTGGTAACAGTATTATTCCAGAAATGAAAGAAGCTATCATTGGTGAATTTGAAGAGATGGGTAAAGCTACAACACTTACTACAAGACAAACAACAGAATCAATAATGAGTGATTATGACAAATTAGCTGAAGTATTGAAGAAAAAAACAGGTGAAATGAAAGATGCCAATGCAGACTTTGTTGGTGATTTCAATAAACAATTTAATGATATATTAGCAGATGGTTTAGTTGAAGGTAACTTAAACTTTGATAGCTTTGCAGGACTATGGAAAAGCACACTAAAAGATCTAATCTCAGATACACTAAATGGTGGTAACAAACTAAACAATATACTAGGACAACTTGGTTCAATGACAGGTGGAGGCGGCTTTGGTGGCGGCTTTAACTTAGGTTCAGTTGTAAGTGGTATCAGTAGTTTTGGTAGTGATCTATTCAGTGGAATAAGTAGCTTCTTTGGAGGCTTCTTTGCAGATGGTGGTAAACTAAGTGCAGGCAAGTTTGGCGTAGTAGGAGAAAGAGGACCAGAACTTATTACAGGACCAGCAACTATAACACCAATGAATCAAATGGCAGGTGCAGGAGCAAGTGTCAATATAACAATACAAGCAATTGACACGCAGACAGGAACTGAATTCCTTCTGAAAAACAAAAAGCAAGTTGAAGGTATTATTCAAAACGCATTCAACAGACGTGGGAAGCAGGGAATTTATTAATTATGGCAGACATGAAACAGATATTTACATACCCAAATAATTTAAGCAGTGATTATATTGATCCAGATTATTATGGTAATGCAACAAGTGGACTAGTAAAAAGAGTAGATGAATTATTAGATGGCACATACAGAAGTTGGAGTAACTTAGATCCAGTAAGTGATTTATCAACTACAAATTCAGAAGCCATGCAAGACATGAGTAAGTTTATAAATTACCTTGAAGCTAAAAAAGCTGATGCTAATTTAACATTTTATGATTATTGGTATAATCCTATTGTTACAGGAACACTAACACTTATTGGTGGTAGTGCAGTTAGCAGTGTTGATTATACAGCACCACCTAGTACAGAAGAAACAATTTTTACAACAAGTTCAGCACACAGTTTTAATGACAGTGACTTATTGATACTGTCAAATTTTGATGGACAAATGGCACAGTACAATGGTGATACTTTTTATGTTAAAGTATTAACCAGTACAACACTACAACTTGCAACTGATAGTGCTTTAACAAATTTACTAATAGTTGGTGCAAATGAAAGAGGTACATTTGATAGTGCAGGTTGGCATGTTGTTGATACTACACCAGTAGTTGGTGGATGGGGCAAGATTCCAGATCAAAGTCCTATTGTTGATCTTACAAACTTTGTACCTGACGCAGGTTACAATGTAATACAAAGTGTAAGTGATGGAGCAGGAATACAATTTCATACTATAGAAAAAAATGGTACAGGATTAATAGGCAATACATATTATTTAAAAAATGATGGTGGCTTTACTTACAAGATGTACACAGATGTTGGATTAACTAGTCCAGTATTAGGTAGTAGTGTAAGTGGGTTAACAAATTACAAAATAAAAGCTCAAATAACAGCAAGTTCAGGTTCAATTAGTTTACCAAATCAAGCATTCAGTGCAGATTATCCATACATGAGTATTGACACTGAAAACGCATTAGATACTGCAGAATATTATTACAAATTACCAAACACTCAAAAAACATTTACAGGAACAGGTTTTACAAATCAAAACAGTACATTTGAATTTACACCAATTAATGGTAACACCAGAGAATACATAAATGCAAACGCTATGCCAAGCACAGCATTTCCAGGTGCAACAAGTGGTGTTCAAGTAGAATATCAAACATATCAAAGTGACTTCTTAACTGATTGGAGCATATTCAATCAATATAACTTTATGGATTTCAGCAATGATAAACCAAGAATGCATTTCTTTCACCCAGTAATTGAAGATGTTATTAACAGTCCTACACTGAGATATCAATGGAGTGTAATAAGCAACACAGGTTCAAGATGGAGACAATATGATGATGAAGCTTGGCACAACTTAAAAATATTTGATGGATTTAAATTTGATAACATCACATATGAATATGATGGACTTACACCAGATGATGCTGAAATTGTTTATACACAACAAGGTTATCCAGTATTAGATCCTAAAACAGAAACACTAACATTTAACAGCTCAACAGGTACAAGTGCAGGTAGTTTTTTAACCAAAGATACAAACACTTGGCAACAGTGGGACTATTTGTTTCCTGCACCAAGTAATCCTAGTGGACCTAGTTTTTATCCAAAATCAGGTGCACCAAATATGAACGTTGTAATTTGGAAACCAGGAACAAACTTGGATGATTACAGAATGAGCTTTGATGATTATGGTGTATTAAACTTACACAGCAAAGATGGAAGCAATAACTGGACAGTACCTGAATACGCAGAAGCAACATGTACTGATCCTCAAGCATGTACTAGTTGGAGTTTTACAGGACACGGAACGGGTGCACCAGCATTTGTTGTTACACTTGGAGTGTATCAAGATGTTATTAACGCACCTTATACTTTCCGTTTATGGACAAAAAGTGCACCAAACACAAGCACAAGTACACCATTGAATTATCAAGCATTTAACGCATTATGGGGTACAAGCTATGATGCTAACAGCAGTATAGATGTACAAATATCACCAATGCCACATGCATTAGGCAACGGTGTTACTACCAGTACACAAAGTTATGGACAATATTACTTGACAGCAAGTGCTTACAGTGATCCTAACAATTTAGAAGATCCAAATTATACTGATAGAATACCTTGGGGTTATTCAAGTGCGGCAAGTCAAAGTGGACCAACATATTGGCATGGAATTACAAAGTTTGTAAACACAATTACACAAAATAATGGTTATTGGCCAACACTTTTTGCACACATCAATGAAGTTGAAATAAGTCCTCTAGTAACTGGAGATATCAATGCTACAATTATACCTGGCAATGCACAGGTTGCAACACAAGGTGATCTTGCAGTTGATAGTAGTTTTCCATATCCATTTGAAATGAGTGCAATTGATATTACATTACCAGGCAATGAAGCTTACACATACCTAGACACCAATGGTGATACACAACCGGGTGCAGTTATAGATACTATACGTTATTGGAAAGCAGGTGCAACAGCTCCAACACTAACAACTACTACAGGTGAGACAGCTCCTGATGTTACAGTTGGTGTAAACAGCAGTGGTTATCTAAACACAATAACATTAGGTAGTAACAAAGGTAGATTCCAAACTGGTGATGATATACTATTTCAAATTGACAGTGAAGCAGATACATATTTTCCGCCAAGTCAAACTATAGCAGAACAACAAGACAATTGGGATACAAATGATGAATGGGCTAGTGCAGGATTTGATACACGCAAAGAATGGCCACATCATGTAACACCAGCTAGTGCAGAAATTAATTATAATAGTCCTACTATTACAAACAACAGCCAAAGTGGTATCAAATATACACGTAGCGTTGGACATACCAAATGGACACTAGATGTAACATATCCACCAATGGATGCAGATGATTTTAAAAAGTTTCATGCAATTGCACAAGCGGCACAAGGACAATCAATACCGTTCTACTTTGTATTACAAAACAAAGATGGTGTTAGTATATTATGGAAAGAATGGAGTAACCTTGTAAATGGTCAACCAAGATTCCGTAACAGCTATGACGCAGGTAGTACTACAGTATTACTTGAAGGATTTGATTCTGATGCATCAAATGTATTCTTACAAGGTGAAGTGTTTGTTGATGGTGCTAATGAAAATGGTGCATTACACACATGTTTAAATGATGTAAACTCAAACATATTTGGTGAAGCTAAAATTAGATTAGCATATCCATTGAGAAATCTAAGTGGTGCAGGACAAAAGCTATACAAAAATCCATATCATGCTATAGTTACACTGTCAAGTGATAACTTTACATACAGTGTAGATCAAAACGGATACTATTATATAAGTGTACAATTTGATTTAGATGGGTGGAAATAATCAATGGCAACCCTAGAACAAATAGTAGCACAAGAAACTATTCAATACTATGACTGTGTAGCAATAAACATTGATGCTACACACAATTATTATCTTACACAATCACCTTACAATCTAACACTCACTGACAGCAACACTTATATTGCCGCAGGTGGGTTATTGAGTATAACTGACTTTGTTGATAACGCAAACTTTAGTATTGAAAAATTAGATATACAACTAGCAGGTATTGTTAGCTTACCAAGTGGTACTAGTGTATTGAAAGAAATACAAACACTAGATTACATTGATAAACCAGTAACAATATACAGAGCTTTTATGGAAAACTTTGTTGTATCACAACAAGTGGTGTTATACAAAGGTTATATCTCAAATATAAGTGCAAGTTTAAGTGAAGCTGGTGACAGTACAACAGCAACTATAACTACAGCAAGTCATTGGACAGACTTTGACAGAGTAAGCACAAGATACACAAACAACAACAGCCAACAAAACATACATCCAGGTGATGAAGGTTTTAGCTTTGCAAAAGAAGTACAAAAAGAAGTACAGTGGCGTGAGGCAGTATAATGGACGCCGCTACAACTATGCAACTGGGTATTTGGTTAGCTGAAAAGAAAAATCAACCTTGGGTACGTGGTAAAAATGATTGTTGTACATTCATTATGGAATGGCATGATCACATCCATGGCACAACTACACTGGATCAAATATACGGTAAATACAATAACTTAAAGACTGCCATATTATGGGCTAAGAAAGTCCCATTGAATAAATGGTTCACAGAGCATGGATATAAATTGGTAGACAAACCTCAAACAGGTGACATTGTAATGGTAAAACACAATAGATTTTTTTACAGTGGTTACATTGTTTGTTTAAATGTTGCATGGGGTTTACAAGATGATGCTAAAGGTCTTAGCCGTCATCCATTAGCTACTATGCAAGAACATACAATTTGGAGACACTCATCATGGGCTTAGATCCAGTAACAAAGTTTGTTATCAAACTTGCTATTTCAGCATACAGCTATAATCAACAACGTAAAGCACAAAAGAGAGCTGAACGTCAAGCACGTGCGGCAAGATCAAATGTACTAATCAACAAACAATCAAACAATGATCCTATATATGCACTATATGGTAAACAACGTATGGGTGGAACTAGAGTATTCATTGAAAGCACAGATGGTGCAGGTGATGCTACTAAGACTACAAAATTAAACATGGTAATTGCTATGTGTGAAGGTGAAATTGGCACAGTAAAACAAATGTATTTCAATGATACTATTGTATGGGATGCAGATGACAGTGGAACACCTGGAACACTAACAGCAAATGGTGATGGTGGATATACATTGAGTGATTTTATATCAAAGTATGCTAACACTATTACATGTAATTGGTATCCTGGAACTACAACACAAACAGTAGACACAGCATTACAAACCAGTGTAGGAAGCAGTGTATGGACATCAGCACACAAACTACAAGGCGTAAGTTACTTTACTATATTGTTAGAAGCAAATGGTGAAGTATATGGTGGACAGTTACCAACTATAACAATGGTATTAGAAGGTAAAAAGATACTAGATGTAAGCACACTAACCACAGGTGATACCAGTGGTGATTTAACTGGTGCTAATTATACAACCAGTGCAGATCAAAACCCTGCAGATGTATTGTATGATTATTTGATCAGTAATGTATTTGGCAAAGGCTTAGACAGAGATGAAAACGGAGCTTATATAGCAGGCAAGCACATAGACTTGGCTAGTTTTCAACAAGCAAGATTAGACTGTGATAGTGCAAGAACTAATGCAGGTTACAATCTAAATGGATTCTTACAAACAGAAAAACAATTGTTTGATAATGTAGGTGAGATACTAGAAACATGTAATGGCATATTGTTATTTGTAGATGGCAAGTATCAATTGCGTATACGTAAGAAAAATGAACAAGTAGGTATACCAACTAGTGCTGTTTTTGACAAAGACACTATTATTGGATCAATACGTTTAGGTTTACCAGACAAAAGCCGTAAACTAAACAAAGCTACAGGTATATTCAATAACCCAGATACAAAATACAATGATGATGTTGTTATCTATGATAACCCTACATACAGAGTAGCAGACAACGGAAGTACATTAGAATCACAAGAAGATTACACTATGATTACAGATAGTGCATTAATATTAGACTTGATAACACAAACAGTAAACATAAGCAGAGATGAATATCAATTAAACTTTACAGCGGCACACACAGCATTGTTATTGCGTAGTGGTGATATTATAGAAGTAAGACATGATGAGTTTGGTTGGGGTACAGGTGCAGGACAAACACAAAAGTTCTGGAGAGTACAAGAATTAAAATTAACTGAAGATAATACAGTAGAAGTAACAGCTTCATTGTATGATTCAGCCAAGGAGTTATAATGAGCATAATTACATTAAACAGTGGAACACAAGCACACTTTGTATCACAAGGTGAAGATGTACAAGGCAGTATTAACCTTGATAGACTAAGTGATGTTACTGTAACAAGCGTAGCAGATAATCAAATATTAAAGTATGATGCTAGTCAACAACAATGGGTAAACACGTCAACAGGTGCTGTTACAGCATTGGGTGATTTATCAGATGTTACAATAACCAGTGTAGCAGATGGTGAAGTATTACAATATAACTCAACCAGTGGTAAATGGGAAAATCAAGCCGTTACAGTAACTAACGTAGATGGTGGAACTTACTAACAACATATAGTCATTTTAGGCGTCTTAGACGCTCAACAAGGGCTATATACAGTGCCAAAATAACAAGGATATACTAATGGACTTAAAAGACTATAACTTCAAAAATAAGACATCTATGCGGCCTGTATTCAAAGCTGTACTAGATCCAGAAGAATACAAACGCTATACACAATTTGCTTATATAAAGCAACTAAAGGCTCAAATGCCTGGGTCACAAGTATTGTATCTTATGCATAAAAATGGCATAGCATGTGCTACCAATGCACTGTGTATAAATGATTGGTTGGTATTGCATGATCTAGAACCACGTGAACAGATAACTGATCATATAGCAAATATGAAAATAAACATAAATGGCTCAAACAAAATAGACAATAGATCAGCCAAGTGGGCAGACTACAAAACCAAAGTGTGGGAAAAAACTGAGAATTACCAGGTTGGACCAGGCAGAGGTGCAGTAAGTAAAACCAAAGATCCTACACTGATATGGAACATGTATACTGTAAGAGGTATGAGTGTTGATCAAATAGCACAAGCATTAGAAGTAACACCACCAGCTATATATTATCACCTAAAAAAGTTCAAAAAAACATTGACAGACCAACAAAAGTAGTGTATAAATAGTATTGTAAGCTAAGAAAGTTAATTACATTCATTACATGACATTGTAGTTTTCTCCCTTCATATTATTATATCTATTTCTTAGTTTACACGTTTGCAAGGGTTACCACATCCATTTGACTGTGGCTCCTTTCAATTTAATATTGAGGTTATATCCAATTGTATTGCAACAGTGCATATAACTGTAGTTGAAATAAAGCAGAATCTGCCCAAATACTTTGCAAACACAACCCAGTTAGTAGAAATACTAGCTGGGTTTTCTTTTGGCGGTGTCTAAACACCGGTTTTTTGGTTGACTTTGATAAATAAAAGTAGTATAATAATTACTGTA